TCTTTTACAAAATATGCACATTTAGGATTATCTCCGTATTCAATAGGTATTGCAAGAATATGTCCGTATTTTAACTTAGGAAAGAACCATTTCACATCTGCAAATACATTATTAACTTTTATAGGTTGCCAATCCATTGTATACCCTTTTAATGGATTTGTCAATAGTGTATCGAACTTACGTTCATTAATACTTGTTAATGGAATAAATTCTAATAATCCTAGTTCTGCTTCACCAATCATAATATTCCAATCAATCGGCATTTCAATGTTATATGGTCCAAGACTAATACTCATACTGGGCGCACTAAATGTTTCTATAAAAACTAAAGGAATAAAGAAGAAATCTGGGTCATCTTTATCAGTTACATCCATAACACAATATCGAATATCTTCTATTTCTTCTGGTAAACTGTTCATTTCGAAACATTTGTTATCTGGTGTTAATATTTTCATTTCTCTTCCTTAATTATATTTTTAATATGTTACCTTATCTATTGTAAATGGATATGATGCTTCTTTATAGTATTTCTTTCGTTGTGTCAAGTGTCTTTTTGAAAACTTACATCGACTAGTCACGTCCCATATTTGTACAAAATCTTTATCTTTAGCAATTCGAACTCCACGACCAATCGATTGAATAACTCTGACAAACGATTTGCCTGGTTCTAATAACACTAAATTAAATATACGAGGAATGTTAATTCCAACAGAAGCCACTCCATAAGTAGCAATAGTAACTGTATTTGTTCCTTCGTTTATGTCATTGTACGCATCCTTTCTATCTGTAACTGCCATTGCACCTTGTACAAATTCAGCATCTGGAATTAATTCTTGTAACTCTTTTCCGTTTTTTATTCTATTCGTTAGAACAAGAGTATTTCCAGTAGTAGAAATATTTTTAATTCTATTAGCAAGAAACTTTAATCTCTTTTTATCTTCAAGTAAAAATGTCATTTCATTTTGATAATTAGTATAACTTGCCGTCTCCTGTGTTTGTATAATATTAACGTGACAATTTGCTAATATTCCCTGGTCCTGTAATTCTTTTGCTGATAATCTATGTATAACATCACCTATTGAACTCCGCAAACTAGCAGATTCCCAATCACTTTTCGGAATAGTTCCTGTTAATCCCCACCGAATGGGTACACTAGCAAACACACTTGTCAATAAATCTTTCAACACATCTGCTTTTGCTTGGTGTGTTTCATCAACGATAACACAACATACACCCTCAATGAACTCCATAATGTTGGCTTCGCCTTTCTTAGTTTTCTTCAACAATGAATTCAAACTTTGCCAAGTACAAATCGTGTGAGTCTTTCCTATATCTTTTTTGTCTCCAAAGTATACACCAACATCTAATCCACAATTACTGTAATCTTCTTCTGTCTGGCGAACTAAATCCTTGTTTGGAACGATGATTATAGACCTACCATACTTCTCTACTACTTTACTCATAGTCGCAGTCATAATCGTCTTACCAGCACCTGTGGCTATCTCCTGGAGACATTGTGGAGCAGATATGAACTGATTGATTACTTCTACTTGATAATCTCTTAATAGTATCTGTTCACCAGCATTTATGTGTCCTTCGGGCCAAGTAACTCCTTCCCAAAAATCTTCTGTAACGAGTTCGAATTCCATTTCTTCATTCTTCCGCCTATCATCAATCACTACTTCATAGCCTTGTTCAATGATTACGGGCAAAACATCATCTAATAGATTTAGAAAGGTTCTTCCACCGACATCACAAAAACGAATTGTTCCGTCCCATCTACCTAGTTTATACGCAGGCATATGAAAAGCGTGTGGCAAAAAGAATTTCAATTTATCACTACACTTTCTGCGTGTTGCCGGGTCAAGTCCTTCTAATTTCACGTTTACTTCGTCCTTGATTATGATTGTACACTTACTCATTCAGAATCTTTCCCAAATAAATTGTTAAAATATAAATCATCTTTAGATATACCTAATTTTTCGTCAATCCAATCCTTTTTACCTTCTGACCAAAACAATCTATCCTTATTATGATATACATCTTTAACCAATGGTCTACTATAATTTATGTCGTTATTTTTTTTAATCATATTGTCTTTATCATCTTTTTTTCTAAAAACTAAACAATATTCGTGAGTTTTTAAGCAATTCAAATTGACTATTGCTTGTGTATATAATGGATGTCTTTTTGCAGGACTCATTTCTAAAATTATTTCATCGTGGAATGTTAAATGTTTTTTTAATATGTCTTTAGTGTCACTACAAAAATCATATAATTTACCATCTATTCTAAAGTTTGCCAATACAACTACAAAGAAACAACCTGGTTTTAATATCTTAATGCTTTTTTCTAAAATAATTTTATAAGTTTTTAAAAATTCTTCGTATGTTCGTATATCTGTTAATTGTCCATCAGCACTTTCATATTTTTCTATATTAAAATATGGTGGGCAAGTCATTATCATATCAGCAATATCATCAGGTAAATGATTATCAATATTTTCACTACTTGTATTAATTAATGATACCTTACCTAATTTTCTTTCTTTTCCAAGTTCTTCGTATTGTTCTTTTGCTTCTATTAAATTATCATTTACAACATCAAATCCTATATAATTTCTACCCAGTAATGTAGACACTAATGGTCTGGAACTTCTTCCTGCAAAAGGGTCAACGATAACATCATCTTCTTTCGACCACATTTCAATTATTCTTTTCGCATATTCAGAGTTGAACTTTGATAAAAAAGAACCTCTGCCCGCCTTGATAAAATCTTTAGACTCAACCTTGTTATAGTCGTAAGATTTTAAATCATCAACAAGTTTATCCATGTTATTTCCTCGACCATATTCCCAAAAAGATTTAGGTTCATAGGAAAGTTCATATAGTCCTTGTTTTCGTAATCGTTCTACGTAATCAGTCATTTATCTAGTTTTCTTCAACATTTAAGAATAGTATAACATATTTTGCTAACAAACACAAGTCATTTTATCATCAGATATAAAAAACGACAGTAACATTTCTATTACTGTCGCCGAGGGGGTAAACTTTTTACTTAAACGTTACGTTTCATACAAGTTGATTCAGTCAGAACTTTCCAACGATTCTTATCCATATTACGTAGGTCAGCAATCTTTTGAGCCATTCTTAAAGAAACTTCACGCAATTTATCTTGCTTTTCAATCATAAACTCAATAATTTCTTCTTCTTGAATCTTCGTAAGACCTTTAGTATCAAACAATCCACCATCTCGGGCAATTTGTTTGATTCGCATAATCTTATCACGAGTCGTATCAAGAGTCAAATCAAGATAATGACAACGAGACATAATCGCATCTAAGTGGTCTTTGATTTTCGTACTACGCATATTATCAAACTTCAAGTTTGTAATAAAGATAACAGAACCATTAAACTCAAATTGCGATGGTACACCTTCTCTACGTAACAAATGAGAATCTGTGTTCCATGAAATTCTACGATTCTTACATGAATCAAGTGCCGCTTTTAAGATATTAAGGGCATCTTCATTAAACAAGATACTATCACAATCGTCAAGAACAAGAATATTTTTAGAATCTTTATACTCATAAAGTTTAGAATATAATCCAAGTGCTGACATGGCGCCTTTAATAAATGTATGTCGTAGTGGACGAGAAGCCATAACATCAAACAAACTATCTTTTTCAAGTACTTGTTCAACACCGTATGTTTTACCAACTCCTGGGGGTCCTGTAACAACCATACCTCTTACAATACCATCAAGAGTAGCACCAGTCATTTCTTCCAGAATTTGAAATCGTTCAGCAATTCGTTCAATCGCTTGTTCCTCGGTTTCAACTTCTTTTTTGCCTGCTGAACCCTCAACTTCGGTTACTTGGTCTTGAGTTTGAATTCTAATTCGACAAGCATCACGACCTGCAAATACCTTTTCGTCAGAATCAGTAACCTTAACTTTTACAAAATACGAACCATCTTTTGATTTTGTAATACCTTTGATTAAAGGAAATACACCACTTATATCTGTATTGTTGTATAACCCATTTTCAATTTTTACAATATTCATATTTAACCCTCTCATTTGTTTAATATAACTATATTATAGCACAGATTTAAAATCTGTCAAGTTTTTACTACGCAACTTCCTTAAAACCAACACCGGCAACAACTGATTTCTTACCAGCCTCATCAACAACGATGTCGCTGACACTCACAGAATACATACTAGATAATCTCTCGATTTGTTCTTCTGGACCCATGTTGCCTACTCTAAACACGCCTTCAAGTCCTTCAGCAGTAATGTTTGAAACATGAGTATAATAACCTAGGTCAAATGCCTCTTTGGCAATAGCACCTGTGTCTTTTCTACTAAGACTCATATCTAGTTTTAATGTTTGCTTATGAACCGAATCATGTCCTTCTGCATTAATTTTGTCTACTTCCGCATCTGTAAGATGTATTTGATAAAGTTTAAATTTCATTATTTTGCTCCTTTGAATTCATAAGGTTTATCCCATTTACCGACACTTACGTTAGTGTAAAAAGCAGTATCGAAATAATCAATCATTGCATCTGATTTATCATACCAAGCACGACCACCATCTATAGTTCCTGGGGCAGTCTTCATAATATTAACAATATCTTGAAATAACGCACCGTGTTTGCCGTAATTTTCAGGATAATACTCGTTGATTGATTCGTGACCGTCAAATATATGTTTAGGAGCATCTTTATGCCACGCATCCTCACGGTCTAAACTGCCATCATAAAAGTTTATCTCACCAGAAACGATAGAAACATTTAAACTTGAATAATGTTCTCTACGAACTGAGAACTTTAGTTTATTTTTGAATCGTTCTTTAAGTGCAACTCGAACCGCTTTTACTTCTTCTGTTGATATATAAGCCATATTTAACCCTCTCTTTTAATTAAAATTAGTCTAACCGTGAACCAGCAAATGCTTTAAAGCCGTAACTTGCAAATACATCAGCCGCCGCTTTGGCACCAGCACTTTTTACATCTACGTTTTGAACATTTATACTACCTGGATTCCAAATATTATATGCACCGCTGTAATCTTTCTCAAGGCCTGCTTGTTTCATTGCACGACCTAGTTTAGTATTACCTTTAATATCATAAATATTAACCCAAGCAAAACCACAAGGATAATTATCTTCACCTTTAAGGTTTACATCTAAATATTCCCTAGATGCCTTATTTGCGGCTGTTTTTGCTTCGTTAATGATATTTTTTATAGTATCTACTTGCATTTTTAATCCCTTTTCTATTTAATATACTACTATTATAGCATTAATCTAGGATCTGTCAAGTTTTTTGTACGGCTAGAACCCTTATGCCATAAGGGATTTAACTTTTTTTTGAATTTTTTAAGGGGATTTTGGGGATTTAAACGGAAATTTGTTCTTTTGACTTGGGTTCAGTGTTTAATATGTCCCATTTTTCACTAAATCTTTCTAATGTAGAGTCTAATATTGTGCGTCCTTGGTCAGTATCTACATACTTATATGTTACAGATATAACAAAGGGATTATCTGGTGGTTGGTAAGTATCAGTAATTTTTGCCAGCCTATGAGTATGCTTATGTTGAATTACTGTTCCTACTTTTAATTGTGTTATTTGTTCCAATTGGTTTTCCATAATGGTCGAGGAGGGGTTTTTGATTCTAATTTTGAATTCTTCTTTAGAACCTTCTTTTTTGCCTTCAGTTTTTTCTTCTCTTTAGTTTTTACTGTCGAAGAACTCATAACTTACTCGTTATTCTCAATTGTTTGTGTTAACTCATCTTGAACTTTTGTTATCTCACTTCTCATTATCGCTATTCTCGTGCGTTCTAATTCTATATCAAGTAAAGTGGATGCTATATCAGAATGTAACTGCTTATATCCAGAAGATTTTCCTATAAAATAAGAAATAAACATACAAACCCCACACGCAAACCATACCATGTAAAATGCATTATCAGTTAACTCTGTCATCTATTACTCCTTTGTTATAAAACTTCTAAATCCATTTTAGCATAAAGATATAAAAATGTCAAATTATATACATATTTATCTTATTTGACATCTGTATCAATAGTATCTAAAAATTTACATATACGAGAATCAAGATAATCATGGTAATCTCTATTGAGCATTTTATCCATTAATACTGTATAATTTTTCATTCGGCGTTGATTATATAATTTTGTTTCTTTGTCAACTGGATTATTCTTTACATATCCTTCAAATTGTGAAATGACTAGTTTCATATGGAGGTCTTGTGCTGATGGTAAGGATTTATAATAATCTATTGCTTCACTTATTAATTCATCAGGCAACCATTTAATATGTAAAGGATTATCCATATTATGCATAAAAAAGTTTACATTACCCTCAACTTCAAAATGTTCATATTCCATATCTTCAATAATTGTAGATAAGTTTTGATAATCAAACATATTATACGACATTGCTACTGCACTAATCTCAGCCCAGCCTCTAATCTTTCCTGATACGAAATATTCATCCAATGTTTTCAATCGTTTCAATAATAAATCATAACGATACGGTGCCCTAATATAGTCATATGTACCTTTAGTACCATCAATGCTTATCAAAAATCGTATATGTCTAAAATGTGTTAACAACTCCATAACCTCAGTGATAAATTTAGTACCGTTTGTGGTAATTTCTAATGATATATGGTTTGCGTGCCCAGTATCGATTATATATTTCAACAATTCGATAAAACGTACATTTATAAAAGGTTCTCCCCCCGTACATTGTATTTCTTGTAATTGTGGAACTAATGATTTAATTTCTTCAAATAATGATTCAGGAAATTCTTCCGGTACCCATTGTTGACGATGTGAATCGTCAATATATAAATCTAAATCTTTTTCTTCGTTTACATTTACATTTTGCAAAGCAAGATAATTATGTATTTTCTTATCTAATGGAACCCACATATCACTGCTACCACTACTACACATTAAACAATGCAAATTACATTTATTATCAAACTTTAAATCTAATGAACGTAACAGTGGCTTTTTAATCATTTCATCGACTTCATAATCGAACCCTCCATCATGAACTCCTGAACCACGTGAATCTAAATAAAATTCATTCGTGCCTTCACGTTTGCTTTTTATTGAATTACTTTCATCTAGCCAACATCTCTGACAGGCAGTTGGTTTTTTGCCGTCCATCATTTGCTGACGGATATCTTTCATAAATTCACTGTTGAATGCTTGATTTGCCGACATGGCATATGGTGTGAATTTTGTTTTCTCGTTGGGATTATACATTTCAAGGACAACTTCTTTATCATCTATACCAGTTGCTACTGCTTCATTTGCCGTACAACAAGGTCCGTATGTCCCGCCGTTATGTAGAACTAATGCGGTGAATGGATATGTACACCAAGTTTTCGAAGGATAATTTATCATTCTATTGGTCTCTCTGCAAGATTAGTATTAGAAATATCTAATGTAATCATCATTTCATAAATTTCATTACAATCGTATATAGAAATCGATAACGCACCTTTAATATAACCAGGATTAATAGGTAGTAAATCTGTATTAATATCGTGATAGAAAATAATATAATTTCTATAGTCAACTCCGATTACAGTTAATTCATTACAATGTTCAACATAATAATCAATAGCGCCTAAAATAAATATCGCCGCTTTCTTATTTAATAATTCATGCGGCAAAGTAAACTCTGACGGTGATTGAACTGGAAAATCATAATGGACATCTGAAGATGCTCCCAGTAAAAACGTCATAATGAAAACAATCAATGTTGCTTTCATAATTTTTATCATATAACGTAGCCTTTTTCTCTAATTCTACGTTTCCATGCTCCACCAATTTTCTGTTCAGAAAATTGCTCACGTAACCAATGTAATGTTGACTCTTTATCGTCAGATTCGATACCTGGATTTTTAGCCAATGACTCGATTATCTGTGCTACTTCTGTTTCTGTTAATGATAGTAAATTCATCTTATTCTCCTTTTAATTATACTCGAAAATCATGGTCTTCCTTATGAGGCGCACGTTCTATGTCCTCTTCCTCACACTTCATTCCTGTTTGAATCTCTACGATTCGCAAAGGCTTCGTTGATTTATTACTTAATTTATGCCACCATCCTACAGGTATCTCTACATCCTCGTGTATACCTAATGTTCTAGGTTGACCTTCTATTTCTATAGTTGCTACACCAGATGTAACTACCCAATACTCACGTCTAAATTGATGGCGTTGCAATGATATAGACTTACCTGGGTCTAATGTGAGTTCTTTTACTTTAGTCTTAAGGTTACCACCGATACCATCTTCGTGTAGTATCCTGTAATATCCCCAATCACGAATAGTTTTAGGTGCTTTCCATTCTTCTAATATCCAACTGCTTGAATTCTTTTTGTCTTCCCCACCAACACCGAATATAAATTCAACATCATCAAATATCATTTCTGGAATATTATCTGCTGTTCTGTCTCCGCCGTTGACAAAAATTAGTTTATCTTTTGGATAATGTGCCTTGGCCTGTTTTATAAAATTTATAGCAGAGCCATCTTCATCTACGAACGTAAATACTTCATCAACCATCTGTAGATTATTTAAAATCTTAAGACGTTCGTTCCAAGGCATAAATGCTTTGCCTTTTTTACGTTCTAACCATTCATCAGAGTTTAAACCTACAAGAAGTATATCGCCCAACTCTTTCGCAGATTTAAGAAATTCAATGTGTCCCGAATGAACTGGGTCAAATCCACCCGTGGCAAGTACTATTTTCATTTTTTATTTCTAACTGTTTCCTGAAATCTATCAGTTAAGAAATCTAAATTCTTCTTAAGCCACTCGTCTTGGGTATAATCTACTTCCTCTCTCCACATTAACTTCTCGTCTAAATGCTCCATCCAGGTATTTTGTACCCATGCTTGGAACTCTAATCCCATATCAGTCATATTTTTCTCCTTAGTTAAATGAATTTCTATAATTGGATGGTCATCGACAAACTTCATTATAGTTTCATACTGCACACATACTCCATTTAATATGTTAGCATTTCCGATATCCATCATAATCTTTTGTAATTTTAAAATACTTTTCTGGTCAACGTTTCTAGGCACTAAACAAAAATGTGCATCATTATGTGGAGTCAACGCAACAAACTCCTTGACTTCATAATCTATTGTACCAATTTTATCTAATTCTATCATAATGTTAATCCTCCAAATGTGTCTTCTGATACATCCTGTTTAACTCCTCCTGTAATATAAGAGGTTATTTCTGTTTCTTGTGGTGCCACTTGTACTTCTGCTCCCGCAATCCATTTTTGAGTCCAGGGTAGTGGATTCATCTGTGAAGTAGTATAAGGACATTTTAAATTAACAGCAACCATACGTTTACAACAAATCCACTCAATATAATCATCCAATAATTGAGCATTTAGTCCAATCATTGAGCCATCTTTAAATAAGTATTGGGCCCATTCTTTTTCTTGTTCAACTGCATCTACAAACATTTGAATACATTCTTCTTCTGTTTCTTTTGCGATTTTGATATAATCTTTGTCGTCTTTTGGAAGAAGTTTTAAAAGTGACTGTGTAAATGCTAAATGTAAATTTTCATCACGGGCAATTAACTTAATAAGTTTAGCATTGCCTTCCATCTTCTTGAGTTCAGCAAATGCCCAACTACACGCAAATGATACATAAAAACGTACACCTTCTAAAATATTTACACTCATAAGAGTCTTATAGAGTGCTTTTTTAATTTCATACAAATCAACTTCAACTTTTTTACCATTGATTGTGTGTTTGCCCACACCCAATAATTGATATTTTAGAGAAAGGTCAATAAGTTCATCATAATTTCTACTGATATCATCAGCACAATCTAAAATCTCTTTAATGTCCATCATTTCATCAAACACAATACTTGGATTAGCATACACATTACGAATGATATGTGTGTAACTGCGTGAGTGAATTGTTTCACTGAATGTCCAAGTTGTAGTCCACGCTTCTAGTTCTGGAATACTAATAAGTGGTCCAAATGTCTCACTAGGCGCACGGCCTTGTACACTATCAAGCAGAATTTGACGTTTTAAATTTGATGTGAAAATATGTCTTTCGTGTTCTGTGAGA